TTTCCTTCGGGTTCTGCTTGTTGACTTCGCTGTAGAAGTTGATGCAGATCTGGAATTCCTGCAACGGATTCGGGGCCGTGTCTTCGCCTCCAGCAAGACCGAAGTCGCCGAATATTTGGAGGGGCTGGGAGATGCCAGCCATTTAGCCGCGATACCCGCCGTGCGTGACCCATCCCCCGTCCGGTCTGCCGCCGCGCACAAGCTCGCGGTCATACAGCGCAACCCGCGCAGGCAAGGCGTTCAGTTGCTTGACGAACTCGAGCGATGTCTGCGCGTTAAGCCGGACCGCTTCGGAGATCGGGAAACCGTACTCCGCCGCGATTTCCTTGGCGAGATTCCACTTCAGCGCCCGCGCGTAGCCTTGCGGCATCGACAGCGACTGGTTGAGCGTCATGTTGTTCAGGATCGTGTCCGTGAACAAGTGCAGCTCGGCGTTGTTACCCGGCGTCTGGTAGGCGTTCAGGACGCCGTAGGGGAACGAGTTGTTGTACCAGGCCACCGTAGGCCAGGGGCCTGCCTGCCGCTTGTACAGAAGGCGCGTGTACTGGCTCTGCGTCTCCGAGACTTGCAGCGTGAAGTCGAGTTGATTGAATCGCGTGAAGCCGTGCGTGATCCGCAAAGGTCGCGGGATCGGCAGATCGCCGGGGATGGTGTAGCTGATCGAGTCCAGGCCCTGGCTCGTTCCCGTCGCATTGGTGGACATCACAATCGCGGCCGACGAAGTGATCGTGATCGGGCCCACGGTCTGAGTCGCGCTCACCGTGTAAGCCGTACCGACTGCGACGATGGCCGTGACGTAGGTCCCTGCGATCACCCCGGCTCCGGTGAGAAGCTGTCCGAGGCCAAGCGACAGCCCCGTGCCGGTCAGCGCGGTGCCGGTGATCGTGGCGTTAAAGCTCGCTCCCGCCGCGAACGAGATTACCGTGGTGTTAAAGGCAATCAGGTTCTGCGAACTGACAAGAATCGAGCCCGAGGCGTTCTGATAAGCCAGGCCTGTCCCCGAGATCAGGTTTGTCGGCAGGCTGGCGTTCTGGATGTAGGGCGTCCCGGCGACGAGCGTGCCCGAGATGTTCGGCCAGACCTGGCCGGGTCCGGTGTTGGGATAGACCAGATACGAGGTCGCCGATGCCGATGTCTCGGTGTAGCCGGTGCTGTTGCTCAGTTGCGCATTGGTCGGGTTGCCGACCGTGTAGTACATCTTTTGCGCAATCCAGTTCAAGATCCACTCGTTGCTACCGAACACGTGCAGTTTGTCGATGCTCCATGAATCGAGCATGTCGTTGAGCGTGTCGAGACAGTCCTGCGCGTCGATCTGCGCCAGCGGCTCGCCGGACTGGTACGAGTTGACGCGACGAAGCGCCGCCTTGATGATTTCAGCGGCAGTCGTCATTGATAGCCTCCAGCCGAGTATTTATCGGCGATCCCGAACGGGAACGAGTTAGCCGTCAGGGTGATCGGCGGGATGTAGTGGGCGGAGACGCTGACAGCGCTGACCGTGTACGCGGGGACCGTTGCGCCTGCCGCTGGTGCCTGTGCGGTGACGAACCCCGCTGTTCCCGAGCCCCTGACCCATTGCATCTGGATCGGCCACGCATCGAAGTAGCCGAGGACGACGTAGCTGCCGCCTGCGGGGTTGTTCGTGGGCAGCAGCCCGTTGTCCGGGACGATGCCCGCCTGGATCAGGTAGGCGGTCGCTTGTTGCCAATCCAAGCCAACGACATTTGGCATGATTGGCATGGGAACCTCAGACGATCACGCAAGCGCCAACGGTGTAATTGACAGGGTTGACGTTGCCCGCCGTGACGAGCACGCGCCATTGACGCGGCAAGGCGTCATTCGCCGTCAAGTTCGCCACCGCAGCCAGACCCGGATACACGGTCAGGACCGTGAGGCCGTTGGCAATGATTGCCGCCGAAGCGAGGACGGTGTAATACGCCCCCGAGGCAGGGTCCTTGCCCTGGATAGAAACGATGTTCGATCCTGTTCCTGCGGCCGTGACGTTGACGAAGACCTTGACGCCACGACCGTAGGGGTTCAGGAGGTCGGCGCTGTTGACTGTGACAGTCGAGCCGATCCCCGCCAGCACCGCGCCGGCATTGAAGTCGTTGTTTGATGCGGTAGACATCAGCTAGGAACGCGGGGGACAGTCCACCATTGACCGGCGACGTTGACCGTAAACACCGTGGAGGTGTTCGTCGGCAAGCTCAACGAGGCGTTTGCAGCGCCTGCGTTGATCTTCTCCGTCGTCGTGCCGCCAGCGCTCGGAAACACCTGCACCGTAGAAGCGCTGATGTTGTGCACCGTCATCTCGAGACCGGGCACAGAGGCGGGGAGCGTGACCGAGCCAAGACCGGCAGCGGTGACGTTGACCAGCATCGTGTTCGCCAGCGTGCCCGTGCCCTGCGTGTTGCCGGCATTGGCGACGATGGTCGAATAGCTGAAGGTCTGGAGACCCAGACTCTTTGCAAAGCCCGACGAAAGGCCTTCGGTGTACCAGTTGCCTTGGGTCGTGCAGGTATAGATGACCATCGAGTTGGACATCGCCGACACACCGGCCGATGCCAACTGGTCATCGATGGTGTCGCCCGGCTGGCCGAACACCTGCATTGCGTTCAGGCCGTGGTTGATGACGATCAACTCGAGGCCCGGCGTCGATGGCGGCAGCATGATGCTGTCGTTCATCGTCGCCACGGTGGCGATCCGCGATGTCTGCGAAACGATCTGATAAGCACCGTTTTGCCCGCCGCCCGCAGTCGCGGTGATGTTGTCCTGCGAGGACTCGAGGAGGTAATCCCCGAGTCCAAGCGGGATGTTGGCGGCGAAAGCGCCGTAGATCCGACCACCAGGCAAAGCCATGTGAACTCCTTACCAGTCGAACTGGTTGCCGACCGACGGTGCAGTCCACAGCGGCTGGACGCGGAACACGGTGACGTAGTACACGCCAGCCGGTGCCGTCAGCGCGCCACCTGTCGGGTTGACGAACTGGATCGAGAGCTGATCCAGTGCGCTCACGAAGGAGACAGCAGCACAGACACCAGCCGTCGCGCTCGTAGGAGTCACGATGACGGTATCCGTGGTCAACAGGCCAATACCGGTGTTGGAGAAGGCCTGCACGGTTGCCGAGGTTGCCGCCGACGAGGCCGGCGTCAGAGAGATCGCGAACCGGCCGACCTTCTGGATATTGCCGACCGACGATTGGACGGTATCCGGCAGACCAGCCGGGTTCGGGCCCGGGTTGACGCCGGTGACGTTGGTAGTAGCGACGAATGCCATGATTGCTCCTTAACCCGAAACGCGGCAGGACATCGAGCGATACAGAGAGGCAAAGCCGTAGGCAATGTCCAATCGAGTCGGTTCGGCGTCGTTGTTGATCGTGTACTGCGTCGCAACCCGGACTGAGATCCCGAGGTCTTCGTCGTAGGCACGGGATGCCTCGACAGCAGTACGGGGCAGCGGCAGGTCAACGAAGGCCAGCGCGAACGCATCACGGTGGAAGTACAAGTTCTCCGTAGAGGCCGTACCGACCGCAGCGCCGCCGTTGATCAGCACCGAAGGCGTGCCGGTAAAGGCCGTGGTCGCCTGGCAGTTCTGGAACTGGCCGCCAGTGATCACGCATTCGCCGATGGTCACCGTCAGCGTGCCGGAGCCGCTGGAGGTGTACAGGCCCGTCGTCGGGTTGAACGTACCGGCTGCGAGGGTGGCGGCAGCGAACTGCGGACCACCGGGAGCGGCCGAGCCGATCATCTGCGCGTAGCCACCTGGCGGAAGAATGACGAAGTTCTTCAGCGTGTTGCCGTAACGCGAGCGGTTCTGGGGGTTGACCGGGTAGATACCGGCGATCTGGATCGTGTCGCCCACCTGACATTGGCCAGCGGTGTTGGTCAGGCCGGTGATGTTCAGAACACCGGTTTGCGACCAGCCCGTGGACACCAGGCCCGAACCACCGACAGCGTTTGTGACGCCAGCGAGGACCGGGGTGCCGGTAAAGCCGCCCAAGTTGTAGTTCGCAATGTTCGGGTCTTCGAACCAGTCAGCGCCAGCGGTTTTAGCCGCGATCATGCCGGTCTCGAACAACTCGCTGATATGAGCTTGCGGGTTGAACAGGCCTTTCAGGCTGTCGGCCATGCTCGACTGAGCAAGGGGGTGCAGCACGGCAGTCGGGAGCATGCCCTTCGGCATACCTTCGGCGACGAGCGTGGCACGCGCATCGGAGAAGTTCTTGAACTGCGTGGGCGTGGTGCCCGGGGTGCCGAAGCGCGCTGCGGTGTTCTGCATCGCGAAGTAGCTGCCGTCCGAGTCAACACGGTTGGCCACAGCGACGCAAGCCGGGTGCAGGAAGCGCCACTCGAAGTCATCGATGTCCAACAGCATGTTGATGGTGTTGAACTGCATGTCCACGTGGAACTGATA